GGGTATAATGATCCCCGACTATCTTCAGAATCAAGTTATAAAGGTACACCAGATGGGATTAATCCTACACACATACCAAATAGAACTTATGGATTGACATTAGGTTTAGATAAGTCACCAAAGAATCAAGGTAGTGACAAAGCTATCAATTATCCAAGAGAATTATATCTAGGTAGTTCTGATGTTAATCTATTAGCTAGAAACTATGATGATAAAACATATCCAATAATTGAGGTAGTTAAAGGTGAACCTAAACGAGACTATGTAAAACCTATTTATCCATTTAATCATGTACACGAAACAGAATCAGGTCATGTATTAGAATTAGATGACACACCAGACAAAGAACGAATACATCTATACCATAGAAAGGGTACGAGAGTCGAGATAGACAAAGACGGAAACTATATAGAGAAGATCGTTAAAGATAAGTACTCAGTTGTATTAGGAAATGATACAGTTACTATAAGTGGTAATGTTACAGTCAACATTACAGGTGATGCTGATATTACAGTTGATGGTGCAACCAATCTTATATCAAAAGGTGATATCTCAATGGTAGCTCCGAAGATTAAGTTGAACGCATAATGGCTGCTACATTCAAAGTTACACCTGTAACCATACCTCCGTTAGCTTGTCCTGAAGTTATTCTACCTACAAAGGGTGACCTTGTTAATATGTTTAGTCAGTTAGCGAGTCTACCTTCTCAACTAATAGCATCAGGTCAAAAAGAAGCTGCAGAGAAAATAGAAAAGATACTTGATGGTTTTAGAGAGATACTTTCAATCTATGATCCTAAATTTCAAACGATATCAATACCAGAAATAGAATGGGAGATAATGATTACTAGATTGATACAAGATTATCCTATGTATCTCCAACAGAAGTTTTTAGAGTTGATTGCTGAACTAACACCAATAAGTTTTGAACTTACTATTCTAGGTATCAAAGTTGATATACTAAAAATATTTACACAAGAAGAAATAACAAGTATTAGATTACAGATTGCAGAAAACTTAGATAAGTTCTATGCTCTACTTCCTGAATCATATCAATTCTATAGTGGTAAGTTTGGAGTAGAATCACTAGAACTAAAAGCTGAAGCTGTATGGTCTTATATGAGAAGTCTAATAAATGGTGGTATGACTAAGTTACTACACGAGGCATTTAAAGCATTAATAAAACTCTTTGAAGAAATCTGGGATGCATTAGGATTACCTAATATACCAGACTTGACAGACTTGAGTGTTGAGAGTATAATGACCGCTATTATTAAAGCATGGGAAAAGAAAGTTGAACAGGGCAAAGCTACTTATGCCGATTTGATAGAAGAATTAGAAAGTCTACAACTTGCGGGATTCGATTTACTATCATTAATTGGTGGTAAGATAACTGATACAGTTGAGACTGCTGAAAGAAAAATAGAACGATTAATTGAAGCAGCTAGAGACTTTGGTGTGAATTGGCCTAGATACTTAATTACGAAATGGATGGAGTTAGTTACAAAGTTTTTTGAACAAATAGGATTAGGTGCTATAGTAGAATTGATAACATTTACATTCTGTGACTTCTTAGCAATCATAGGATTTCCTAAAACAATAGATTTAAGTTTCTCTGATGATATATCAATCGGAAACGCAAATACATCTGTACTTCCGACATAAATACATATATGGCACAATATAATAGTAAGAATCAAAGTTCGAGAGTTTCAAGACGTTGGTTTTCAGACATAGATATAAACATGACTCTGCATCCAGTGAGTAAGGATTTAACTCTGAAGTTTGACATTAATGCAATCAAGAGAAGTATAAAAAATTTACTTTCTACTAGTACTTTTGAAAGACCGTTTAAACCTAGTCTAGGAATAGATTTAACAGCTATGTTATTTGAACTAGATTCAGACATAACAAATAGAGTTGTATTAGAAGCAGATATAAGAAGTTTAATAAATAACTTTGAACCTAGAGCTAATGTGACTCATATATTTACTTCATTAATCGGTACTAGTTTAGATGTGACAATACAATTAACAATCTCAAATGACCCAAGGCCTCAAGAGATAACTATAACATTACAGAGAGTAAGATAATGCCCACAATAAACAGTTCAAATATTAACATAACAGATTTAGACTTTGATGACGTATCAACTAGTTTAAAAGAATACTTGAAAGGTCAGTCAACTTTAAAAGACTATGACTTTGAAGGTTCTAACTTATCAATTCTTGTTGACTTACTTGCCTACTCTGCTCACACATCAGCTTTCAATGCTAACATGGTTGCATCAGAAATGTTCTTAGACACAGCACAGATAAGAAAGAATGTTGTATCAAGAGCTAAAGAATTAGGATATACTCCTTCATCAAGAACAGCATCAAAAGCTTCTTTTGATTTAACAGTCAATTCACCTTCAGTAAGTGGTCAAACACCCAACTCATTAACTATTACTAGAGGTCATGAATTCTCAACAGTCTATGACGGAACATCATTCACATTTATATGTTTAGATAATAAAACAATTATACCAGTCAACGGAGTATTTACTTTTAAAGCTCTTGATGTATATCAAGGTAGATTAACAACTGATGTATATAGATACAGTAGTGAAGTATCGAATCAAAGATTTGCAATGTTAAATTCTAATATCGACACTTCAAAAATTAAAATTAATATAACATCAAATAATGTAGTATCAGCTTGGACAAAAGCTGGTGACTTAACAAGTGTTAAATCAAATTCAACTGTTTACTATCTTCAAGAGAATGATGAAGGATTATTTGAAGTATATTTCGGAGACGGAATAATAGGTGCACAACCTAAAGACGGTGATCAAATAACAATATCATATTTAGTAACAGATACAGTTCATGCTAATGGTGCAAATTTATTCAGTATGTTAACTTCTATTAATGGTAATTCAGATGTGAGATTTGATAACACAGGAAGTGCTTCAGCAGGTAAAGATATTGAAACAACAGATCAGATTAAATTTTCAGCATCTAAATTCTATACTTCACAAAACAGACTAGTTACAGTACAAGATTATAAAGCTAAATTACAAGAACTATATCCTGGAGCTGATTCGATTGCTGTATGGGGTGGAGAAGACAACACACCACCACAATACGGTAAAGTATATGTAGCTTTAAAACCATCTCAGTATTCTAATAATTTAACTACTTCTGAAAAAAGTAGTTTAAAGAAAGAGTTATCTAGACTAAGTATTCTAACTGTACGAGCTGAAATAATAGATGCACAGATATTACAGATTCTTGTTTCATCTAGTTTCAAATATGACTCAACTAAAACATCACAAACACAATCCGCATTAGAAACACTAGTGAGAGCAGCTATCATATCTTATGATAATCAAGAACTTTCAGGATTTGATACATTGTTTAGACATTCAAAATTAACAGCAAAGATAGACGGAACCGAAACATCTATTCTGTCTAACATCACAAATATTAAACTAAGAAAAAATCATAGAGCTACGACAGACGGAACAGCATCTACAATTAGTTTAGATTTTGGTAATGCATTATACAATCCCCATTCAGGACATAATTCATCTGGTGGTGGTGTTATAACATCTACAGGATTCTTTATCTCTGGAGATACAAATAATTATTTCTTTGATGATGACGGTAAGGGTAGTATTCGAAGATATTACTTAGACGGTGCAACAAGAGTGTACTCTGATAATGGAGCAGGTACAGTAATATATTCAACAGGTGCAATCAGTATTAATACTTTGACTTATAGTTCAACTTCTAATTCTGATACATCTATAGATTTCACAACAGTCCCTAGTTCAAATGATGTCATTTCTACTAAGAGTCAGTTGTTGGATATCACGGCTAATGAAATTTCTGTTACAGGTGTATCAGATTCAGTTGCTAGTGGTGAAACGAGTGCTGGAGTTGGTTATACGACCACATCTAGTTACTCTTCATAATGATTCATGTATATGCATGAAGTAAAATTCCCATGTAATGTGGGTTCAAATAATGCTAAAATAAGAGGAAACTAAAATGGCAGATAAAAAAATAACCGCACTCACGGATTTGAGTACAAGTATAGCAGGTGAAGACCTTCTACATGTAATTGATGACCCTTCAGGAACTCCTGTAAATAAGAAACTTTCTGTTTCTAATTTCTTGAACTACCTTCCTGATTTTGTAGCGTTCGCAGAAGCTGAAGAAGCTAAAACTGGCGACACACAAGCAGCATCAGTAACAAACATGATTACTAACCATACTGTATCAGCAGCAAATGATGACATTTCATTAGCAGCAGGTGTATCTGGTCAGATGAAAATCATTTACTTAAAAGCACTAACTAACTCTGGAACTTCTAGAATTACACCAGCTGCTTTAACAGGTGGAACAAATATTACTTTGAACGCTGTCGGAGATACCGTAGTATTAATGTATTCAGGTACATTATCTAGTTGGTTAATCTTGGGTGGTAATTCGTACGCTGTAGCGTAAGGTAATTATTAATCGATGCCTATTTTTCATGACAGAATAGTCGACCAAGTCGAGGAACTTCTTCCTGAGTTTTATCAGGAGGACGGACCTCGGTTTGTTTCTTTTATAAAATCTTACTTTGAGTTTTTAGAGAAGGGTCAACTAGTCTATAAAGAAAGTGAAGACATTGATTACATTGGTTTAGAAGACGAGACAATAGCAGGAGAGGCATTTAATGATGCTGGTCAAAGAGGTAATCTCTTACAAGAATCTGCTACTTACTCTCCGTCTTCTATAACCTCTGCTAAATTTAATTATGAAATAAACATTGAGACTAATATTACTCAACATTCATCTTATGAAAAAGATGAATTTGTTGTAGGTTCCAAAACAGGAGCAGTAGGAAGAGTTGATGTTATAGGTACAAGTTCAAACCTTTATATTGAACAATTTTCAGAAGCACAATTTGATATAGGTGAAACTATAATCGGTAAGACTTCTGGAATGATTGCCAAAGTGGCATCGTTTACAGCTAGTCCATTACACGCTGCAAACAACTTATTATCATATGCTGATGTAGACAAAACATCTGGAGACTTCTTAGAATACTTTAGAAGAGACTTCATGCCATTTATTGACAGAGATGTTTTAGCCAATAAGAGACTACTACAAAAGCATGTACAAGAATTATATCTTGCAAAAGGTACAAAGGAATCATACGAATTCTTATTTAGAATATTATATGGAATAGACGCCGAAGTCACGTTCCCTGGTGATAATGTTATTAAACCTTCTGAGTCAGACTTTAATCAACCAACTGTAATGAGACTATTCAGTAATAGTGACTTAACTCTTTACAAAGGTGGTTCAGTTAATATATTTAACAGTAGTGGTGATGTATCATCCAAAGCATTTATTAATGATGCATCAGGAATCTCAGGTACAAATGATACTACAAACGCATACGAACTAGAACTAATACTACCTTATGTTGGAACATTTAATACAAATGATGTTGTAACATTATCAGATAGAGATGGATTTAGAGTAGACGTAATAGCAACTGTTCGTGGAGTAATGACTGATATCAGTACAACTGAATCAAGTATTTACTTAGGACAAGAAGACGGTAATGCAGGTGACATAGAAGATATACTAAGATTAGAATCATCAACACAAGCAAACATTTTAAACGAAGACTCAACAACAATACTATTTGAAGATGGTATTAAAATGGC